CTTTTGGCGTTCCGATAAAGGTTGCTCGTCCTTTTCTATCACTCAAGCATGGTCGTATAACGGTAGGCCACGCATTAGCAGGGAAGTCGGCAGGCTCGTCCAATACTACCGAGTCGAAGTATAACCCTCGCATTGCATCGTAGTTATCGCCACCAAACAGCCTTATTCTGGAACCGTTTGGGAAATCAACTCTTAACTCGCTTGCATTAGCCTCTGCCCCCTCAATATCTCTGGTATATTCCAATAGATAATCCCAAGCGATAGCCTTAGCCTGTCGATAGTATGGAGCTATATATGCCACCCTGACATTTTTTCGCGGGATTGTCAGAGCATCTTTAATTAAATCATTTATTGCCGCTACAGTCTTTCCAAATCTACGGTGAGCCACAATAACAGCATATCGTTCAGTTCTCTTATGAAATGCTTTAACTAATTTGCGAGGTCTATACTGGATCGTTTTCGTGATCATCGTCTAACCATTTATAAGCTATGATATGCTCGCCATCCTCGCCCATTCCCTCAATACGCTGAGTTTCTTTCCATCCGGCTTGAGTCTTTAAAGCAAAAATAGTTGCCGCAGCATTCCCCATATCGGACTGTTTAGAAAGATTACTAGCGAACTTTAAAATTTGATTTGCTCTCCCCTTTTTATAGAGTCCATCTATTTCGGGGTCTCGCTTAATCATTTCGTAGAAAGTCGATCTAGCTATGCCTAGTACATCCGCTATTTGTTCCACAGTGAGAAAGCGGCTCATTACCTCTAGCTGAGCTTTCTGATTATCGTCTAACTCTTTGTTTTTCCTACCCATTTTTTTTTGTCCTTTTAAACACCACCAATCGGTACTTTAATAATTGGGTTGATATCATATCCTTTGCTACTGAAGTCTTGTTTTACTATCTTTGAGCCCCATTTCCGGACAAGAGCCGCCATCTGGTCTTTCTCATATTGTATCGTTCTATAATCGGCACAACCGCCAGTATTAGTATGCTGTTTAACTATATAATGGTATGCGTTAAATCTGAGGGTTTTTCTATATTTATTTAAGACTTGCAACGAAAGGTCGTAATCCTCTTTTAGTGGCAATTTTTCATCATAACGCAAATCTAAATTATTAAATGCCTGGAAAGGTCCCAGTATACAGCTTTTAAAAGCAAATGGAGTATATTCACGATAAGCCCCTTTATCGCTTAGCATATTCATTCCCCAATATTTGATATTTAAATCTTGAGCCATTTGAAAACCCATTTCGCAAAATTCTTGCATTGCACCTGGATCAAGTCGATTAGCCCTTTGTTTTTCCCACCGAGCAACGCCTGTCATATCATCGTCAAGCATCACTATTTTTTCGGTATCCGCATTGTCCAAAATATAGTTTCGTATCCTTGCAACACTGCCCTGGGCTTTGTCAGGTACTATCCAACAGTCTAAGCCTTGTTTTAAATATTCGTCTGCTTCAAATTCCGCGACAACGTACTTAACAAAAGGGTAATTTTCTTGCGTGGTGACCCCTGATGCTCTCTTATAAGACGGCGCGTAATAACCTATCATTGTTTCAACTTTTTCAAATACTCTGCCCCATTTATAACACGTCCTACGCCTTTAGACCATGGCTTGCCGTTTTGTCTTTTGCTATGCACGCTTTCTAAGTTGAAGTGAGTTTGCGCCGAAAGCCAATCTAAGTCGTTATCAAAGTACAAAACTACAAAGTTGTGAGCCTCCCCTACTTCCTCACTAAATTTAATAGTTCCATCGGTTTCAGCATCTAAATTGCCTAGTATTTTATCTAATTCTTGCTGTTCAAAGCCTGTCAATTTTAAATTATATTCTTGTTGTTCGAGGTCTAAAAGCTCTTTCATCAAAGTTTTTTCATTCCAACCCGCATCCAGAGCCAACCGATTATCAGCAATAACGTAAGCTTTTTTTTGCTCTGCCGATAAGTGCGATGCCTGGATCGTTGGGACTTCTTTCAATTCTAATTGCTTTGCCGCCATAACTCGACCATGCCCTGCTATGATACCCTGCTTTTTGTCTATTATTACCGGATTAATAAAGCCAAATTCCTTAATGCTGTCGGCAATTTTGTTTACCTGGTGCGCGCTATGGGTTCGACTATTTTGAGCATACGGCACCAAATCTTCGGTTTTTTTCATTTCATAAGTTAGCTGTTTCAATTTCATTCTTTCTAATTTGCATTCGTTTTAAGGTGGATGAAAAATCATGCCTCCGTTTATTATAAATAATTTCGGTTCCGTTTCTTAAATTAATATCTTTTCCAGTGAAGGATTTGCCAAAATATTCCTCGCCAATTATCCGAACGTCAAAGTGCCTTAAATTAAATAGATTGCAAAGGTCAGCCTCCGTTTCGTAAGGTATAATTTCATCAACCCATTTTACAGCACTGAGCTGTATATATCTTTCCACAACGGTTTGCATTGGTGGAGATTTATTTCTTTTGTTTTCTATACTTGGGTCAATATGGAGCGCACAAACCAATTTATCGCAATAAAGTTTTGCTTCCGTGAGCATAGCAACGTGCCCCGCATGGAGCACGTCAAAGGCTGATGCTGTTATTCCTACCCTAGAAGGGTATTTCGTCCTCAAAATCTTGCGTTCCTTGCTCTGTTTCCTCGTTATTTATTTCGTTTTCAGCCGGAGCTTGCGGTGTGCTGTCTGCGGCTGTGCCTGGAGATTGAAAAACTATTTCGTTAACCATCAATTCAATTCTGCCTTGGTTTTCATAAGCTGACGCTCTAGGTCTACCGGTCACAGTGACCGACCGTCCTTTTTGCATAAACTCCTCTAAACTTTCGCCTCTTTTACCCCAAATAGCGCAACGCAACCAAGTAGCGGGACGCTTTTCACCGTTTTTATCTTTTCCATTATCGACAGCAACGCTAAAACTTAGCACACTGTCGCCCGTCTGAGTTTTGCGCAATTCACCGTTTGCACCAAGCCTTCCGGCAGCTATTAAAGTTATCATAAATTTTTCTCCCTGTTTTGTTTTCTATCATAGCACTTTCCACAATACCAAGTGCCAAACTTATTTTTTTTTGGTTCAAAATTTTCGCCAAAAGAAGCACCCCAAACATCCCCGCAAACGTGACAGGGATGCCAAAATATTTTAACTTTTTGGTTTTTTAATTTTCTAAATCTTGGGGTTACATCTGTTGTTGTTTTCACATTGGATAATCCTTTGGGCGGTATCCTTCTGAATAAGCAACAATTAAACGCATCATTCTAGGAGCCGGATTTCTTGCAGTTTTTTTGTCCGGTGACATTTCAAGCCTTCGCACTGTCTGGGCATCGGTATCAATCAATGCTCCCAATTGTTTTTGGGTCAGTCCGAGTTCTTTTCTAATGAATTTGATTTTTTCGTGATTTTTCATTTGCCTTTAATACTTGTCTTAGTTCGTGTTTAAATTCCTCTAATGAAACGAATGCTTCGGTGGTTTCTAATTCTTCCAAATATTCGAGTCGCATAATAACGTATCGAATATCTACCCGATCGTCAGACATTGACCATGTCGACGCAACTAATAACATAATCAACGCCTTTTGAAACACACGCAGAAAAATGAACGGGGTCTGAGGGAGTTACGTTAACCATATTTGTAAATTCTCCCCTATGACAGCTTGCAGTATCTACTACATATAAATGCCCATCACCGTGAAGGATAAGCGATCTACCATTTGAGCCATCGGCTCGTCTAACCATTAATTCGTTAAGTTCCATATGTGGGTTATTCATTTTCTAATCTCCTATTAGCGAGGCTCATTGCCTCTATAATATAAATATAGGGACGGTAGACCCTAAAAGCAAGCCCTCCGCCCCTATTTTTTTATCCCCAATCTTTAAAATCACCTTGATCTATTCCCCAAGAATATCCGGCATAATATGCTGAAATTTGTTCTTCGGTCATTTGGTACTCTTGCACTTTTGGAGTATTTCCAGTTCCACCAATATAATAGTGCGGTTTTCTTGGTCTGCGATAATACGCATCGGCTGAGCCACGATCAAAAGCACCACCATGTCGGGCGTCATATTCAACGCCCTTCCATTCAGTAACATTAGTCATTTTCAAACCATCCTATTTCTTCGCCCGCCGATTTAATTGCTCTAAACAATTCTTTTGCTTGAGCTTCAGAATTAATGGTAATCCACTGGTATTCGCCGCTTGGGTCTTCCAGTTGAACATGTTGATAGTTAAGTCCACTTCTTTCATTTTCATAAACAGTGGTATTTACATGGAGTAAACTTTCTGAATTATCATCATGGTAATGCGAAACAGTTCTAATCAAAGTTTTTGTAAACTTTGGTTTTGGAATAATTTTTCCCATTTATTCAGCCTCCTTGATTAAATGGTAATTTGCAAAATACGAGCCATCGTCATGAAATACTTTTTCGGTATTTATGATGTGACCGTCTTCTCGCAGATTATAAATCCTAGCGGCAAGTCTAGTAATTCTATACATATGGAAAGCCTCGTAAGAGGTAAGCCCATTATATTTTCTTAAATGATTAAGAATTTTATTTTTTTGAGTAATTTTCATTTTCTTGTCCTTTTTTTCTATAGTATATATATAGGGACAGCTGACCCTCCATTCAAGTCTTGCCTTCCATTATTGTAAGTAAATTTTTACTTTTATTTTTGTTTGCCTCATAAACGGCGATAGCAAAACCTCGCGGCGTTGCGCTTCTTATATTTTTTGTTTTTTGAGTTTTGCCGCCCAACTTCATAATTTGCTTTGAATATCCATTTCCATAATATGCAGAGCAATCTACTGGTTTTTGTTCCGGCATTTGAAAATCATTACCAGTCCATAAACAGGTCTTTTTTCTATAGGCATCTTTTGCCGGAATATATTTTGGCCATTTTGGATGCTCAGCTAAATGCTCTGGAATATATCCACCATATTCAAAAGGGTGAAATTTATGGTCTGGCTTTCTCCAAAGGCTAGACAAAACGCTGACCGGATTTTCTATAAAAAATGGTACTCTTAAAGCCGTGAATAGCTCCTCGCACCATATCGCATAATCAGCCGCTTTTTTCTGGAAGTCTGGGTCAATCTTTCTTTTTGCCTCAAAGTGAGCCGCCCCTGATACAGCCAAATCCGTACAAACCGGAAAGGCCATCGCAAAAGCAATTTCATTTGTTGTTATTCCAAACGCTTGTTCATCAGCCATCAGCCGATCATAAAGGCTGTGCAAATTTTCTATATTGTGCAAATCTTTTTTAATATATTCAATTCGTCCACCACTATCAAACATTTGAATTTTTCCAATTTCACTATGCTGAATATCGAAGGCTAGGCAGGTATAACCCGCCTTCGCCCATGGTATCAAAGCCTCGCCAGTATAATCGTAAAGGCTGATAACAATTTTTTTACTATTTTCCACGAGGTAAGCCCTCCCAGATTTCGCGCACTTTTTCCATTGGCATATCATTAACAATTTTTGCGTCTGGATGTTTTTTCATTATAAAAGAACGTAAAGCACTTTCTGGTACATCTTTTTTAGACCATTGAACAACTTTAACAACAGGTAACAAGTCAAGGTAAGCACCGCCCTCTTTGTCTTCTTCCATAATCTGAGCAACTATATTATTTTTAAGAGTACGCTTTATTTCTTTGTCTACCTCATAAAGTCCAACCTGTTCATTGCACCATCTATCAAAAGTTTGTTCAAAACCTTCTGGCACATTTTTGTATTTACCAACCTCAGTATTTGGCAATTTTTCAAACTCAGCATTTAACTTTTTAAGAGTAGGATAAAATTCTCCTTTAAATTTTGGATGCTCGTGCTGATAATCGCAACCGCCGTGACCATCATTTCCAACAATAGCGAACGGCTTTCCATCAAGATAAACATTTGCTTCGTAGCAATAAGTTTCTTGGCTTTTAAATTGTGCTAATTTAATAGCTTTCATTTCTAATTTATTAATCATTTTTTTGTCCTTTGTTTTTTAACTATAAACTTAATATAGGGACAGTTAGCCCTCTTTACAAGTATTTGTCTCAAAAACATTTACATTGTCGGTAACTGCTCCTAATGCCTGGAAGTGTTTTACGCCTATTTCAGGCGGTGCAATATTATAGGTAGAAACGTCATT